GTATAATATTTGTGGTGTAGTTTAGGGATTTTAAGACTTTCATTACTTAAATCCGTTTTATCTATTTCGCTGTCTTTTTTCCATTCATCAAATAGATCTTCAAATTTCATTTGCACCATCATGTATTGATTAAAATATATCTAGCTATAAACCAAAATCGACAAAAAGTCAATACATTAAGTGCATTTAGTTATGTCATAAGTGATATATCTAAATGTTGCCGTTGCCTCCATATAGTCGATATCTTCGTTTGTTGTAGAAAACTGTAATCCTGATACGGCTATAGGAAAAGCACTTTTAAATACCACTTCATAATTTGGATTTCTATTACTTGTTAATACAGTAAGTGATATATCTGATCTAAGAGATTCACCTGTTATGGTTGGAGTCTCTTTTAGAGTTCTATATTCTTCAAATGATCTTTTTCCAAGACTGCGTAACCACCCGTGGAGTTCCATATAGTTTTTTAGATCTTCATCGACTCTATATGATAATTCCAATTCATCATAAAGTAAATGATCACCTTGATAGGGAACTCTTATCAAGGGATTATTCACGTCAATATCTGGTAAAGATAAACCAGGGAGATTTATTCTTTGAACAAAGAAATTGACATGTGGTGCTCTTTTCAATTGAAATTTAAAATTTACAGGTGATAAAAAATTCTTATTTACTACTGCATCAGACATAGAGCAAACTCCTTTCTTTGTTATTTACCCAAATAAAAAAGGGGGAGCCGAAGCTCCCCCAGATAGCTAGTTATTTCTAGCTTTATTATTATATAGAAAAGTGATACCTTACATAAGGTTTGTAACAATTACACGTCTGTAGTACTTGTTAGTATTGATTGTTAGAGCACCATTTCCAACATCAATACCTTGTGCAAATGGATTTGCAACCATACCATACCTAGTCTTGAAACCAATCTTTGGCTGGAATGATGATTGATCTACTGCACGTACCATCTGTAGTGGTACATATGGGCAATAGAATAGACCCGCATCGAATGCGCTAGAACCCTTGTAACCAACTGTTAGATAGTTACCACCGATTGCATATGGATCGATGTATACACGAAGACGACCGTTTAGAACACCGGCAAAAGTATTACCTGTATCGTCAACCTGTAGATTATTAGAGTTAAGTGCTGGGGCATAGTCTAGAACACCAGCCATCTGTAGAGCAGAAGCAACATCGGAGGAGCAGATAACGATGTTACCCTTACCACGACGAGTCTGCTTAGCGATCTGGTTAGCTTCACGTTCTAGCTGGAACATTAGACCCTTGAACTTTTCAACAGACCAACGGCCGTTGGAGTCTGTATCTAGGTCGAATACGCCGGCAGTTGTAGTATTTTCCTGAGCACCTGCAACGGCTGTGATGTTGATTGTGCGAACAACTTCACGGTTAATTTCTGCAAGAATTTCAGCAGAAAGAATGTTAGCAAGTTCAGTTTCGGCATCTAGACCATGGATAGCCTTAAGATCCTGGGCTAGTTCCATTGTGTACTCTGCCTTTAGAGCACGGGACTTAGCTGTAACAGTAACCTTTTCGATGGAGAAGCCCATCTGTGGGAATGCTACGTTTGCATCGGCACCTAGAGTTTCAGCCTGAGCTGTAGACATACCTGTACCGGTGTTATAGCTATTTACAGCTGTTAGACCAGTTGTGTTTGAGTCACCTGGAATTGTTCCAACAAACTTCTGACCGAATGTGTTAGCACCGGTAGTAACTGTGGAGAATGTAGTATCAACTTCATTATAGAAAGTTTCGGAACCTGCACGAGTATTACCAACAACAGTTGTATTACCGAGAGCAGCAGAGTTGCCGTAACGTGAACGCATAGCAAAGATCAAACCGGTTGGACCAGTCATTGGCTGAGTGCCGCAGATGTCATACGCAATCAAGTTTGGCATTGCACGACGAACTAGAGAGATCAATACTGGATCAAATGTATCAATCGGACCAGCACCAGCTGTGGAGCTAGAAGCACCCATAGCGTTGAATGCGCCTGTGGATGTTGTTTCTGTTAGAGTTTGATACTGACCGTGAGCATGAGCTTCACGAAGAGCCTTTTCTGTATTCTCAAGAACTACAGCTGTAACAGAACGGCGATGAGCGTCCTTGATTGGTGGCAATTCAGAGTGCTCAAGAAGAGGAGCCCACTTATTTTGAATTTCTTCTTTTAGAAACATTAGTTTTTTCCCTTTCCGTGAGGTTTGGATTATTTATAATAATTTATTTCTTGATAGTTCTAGAGATCGCTTGGACATATCTGTTAACCGCAGGATCTACAGAAACTGTCTGTGATCCAACATCTCCTTCAAATGTCTCTTCTTCGATGCTTGTGTTAGTTGTTGTCTTTGTGAAATAATTTTCTTTCACCAACGCCAACTTCTTTGCATAAACGTCGAGATCACCATCAAACTCGATCCCTTCAGCAAGAGCAAAGAACTTTTCAGATTGTGTCATGGTCAAGTCTTCTACAAGAGATCCTAGAATATCTTGTTTCTTTGACTCCAAAACAACAGCCATGAGCTCTGAATTCTTGTTGATGGATTCATCTAGAGCTTCTTCAAGTTCTTCTACTTTAGCCGCTAGCGATTCCACAACCTCAATTTTATCTTCTGGAACATCAATATAGTGTTCAGCAAATAAAGTTCTCAAACCATCAATGAACTCTTCTGTAATTTCATTTCTAAGAGTAGATTCAATTGCAACTTGATTTTCTTCCATCCACTTTTCTACTACATAATCAAGGTATGTATCAAGATTCTTTTCAATTGTTTCAGTAATGGATTGAAGCTGTTCTTCTAGACGAGTTTCATATTCTTCTTCAAGTCTAGCAATTTCAACTGCAGCACGTGCATGAACTGCTGCTTCAAAAAGTGTAGTTGCTTTATTCTTGAATTCTTCTGATAAATCCTCACCAACAAACATTTCCTCTACATCTTCCTTAACAGAAATAGAAGCTAAAGGATTATTTTTATGATCAAGCTTTGGCATAGGATCACGAGTCTTTGGACCCTTTCCTGTTTTCATATCAACTGTAGATTGATTTGAATCTGCATTGGCAGAACCAGGTAGAGAACTAGCTTCCTTACCAATAAGTGCCATTGCATCATGATACCACTTTGTTAGATCTTCTTTTTTCATGGAGTGCATTGCCCCAAGAACAGAAGTCATGACTTCAATCTTAGACTTTGGATCAGTTCCTGCAGGACGAGATCCTGGTTTAAGTGTAGCTGCACCCAGGGATTCTTCATCAAGATCAATAATTTCTTCCTGATCCAGCTTTTCTTTTTCCTCAGACATTCAAAGGTCTCCTTTAAAACTCATTTAGACTTATTTATATTTCTTTTGCTTTGACGCCAAAACGTTCATAAAGCCTTCAAAAATCTTGAATTTATTTTCTTCTATTTGATTCATGGTCATATTTTTCAAAGTTTTCTTAACATTTTCTAATTTTTCCTGATACCATGAATCAGTAGAAGAATCATATACCCAATCAACTCCTTCCATTACACCTTTTACATATGCATCAGGTGCTGAAGGATCTGCAACTATATCAGCAGCTGTAGCTAATTTAAAATCATCTTGTACTTCCATAATACCTTGCTTATTGGGCTTTAATGATCCAAGCCCTCTAGATGAAACCCCTAAATTTGCACCAGATTTTAATAATCCTTTAGCAATATTTCCCATCGGAGTATCAGCTAATTTTGCTTTACCAATATAATTATCGCCATCTTTTCTTAAAGATGTAATCAAATGAGATACTCTATCTAAATTAATTTGAGGTCCATCAGGATGACCAAGTTCACCATATGCTCTATTATTAGCAATATGAGTATCTATATATCGTTGAACTGCTGAATCCATTATATTAACTGGATATATTCTACCATTTCTATTTGGTTTATTTGCCTGTAGAAATATACCTTCGATATAATGATCTTTAGAACCGTCTTCTTTTGCCTCAGAAATATATTCTATTTCTTCTGTCAATTCTGTTATTAATTTCATATTAGCCTTAGCCCCTATAAGCTGCTGGAGTAGCTTGTACCGCTACGTTTGCTGATATGACATCCGTTGGATTCTTTTGAACAAAGATATACTGATTAGCTGGAATCACAAATGAACCAATCTGTGTTCCGGTATTGGATGCCACATTAATTTGAGCGGCAGATGTTGCAGCTACATATACTACTACAGATCCATATACATCATTTGCTGTAGTTAAAGCTATTACATTAGAGGAAGGTTTAATGATATTCATACATTTCTTCCTGTATTTACATCAGCAGCAAAATTAGGAACTGTATTTCTTACCAAACCACTTGATACATCGATTCCACCATCATATGGCGCAGTTTGTTCATCTTCTGTTTTAGCATGATCACCATAAATCATATAATCATGTACAGAAGAAATCATTTCTTTGGCTTTTGCAATTTTTGATTGAACCCATGGTTCAATTGTCATGGAATCGGGGATATTCATAACAAGATGCATAGC